GAAGCATAATGACTTTTCTGCGTTCATATGTGCTGGTTTTGGCTACGACAATAATCTTTACATCATTGATGTAAAGCGTGGCAAATGGGAAGCACCAGCGCTATTAAAAGTTGCTAAGGACTTTATCAATAAGCACAAGGAAAGCAATACCAAGATTGGAAAACTTCGCTATATGGCTGTAGAGGATAAAGCTAGTGGTACGGGGTTAATTCAAACCATTGCTAAAGAAACAACTTTACCTATTCGGGCTATTCAGCGCGGCGATGACAAGCTATCGAGGACTATGGACGTCATTCTTTATGTTGAAGACGGCCGAGTCCTATTGCCAGCTAATGCACCATGGTTATTGAACTACGTTGAAGAAATTGAAGGGCTCTCCGCTGATTGGTCACATGATCATGATGACCAGTGGGACCCGACTATTGATGCGATTAATGATTCATTAGCTAAAAAGCCAACTGTATTTGATTAGAGGAAATTATGGCTGAAATTAAAAAGCCCGATGCAATTGGCGATGCAGGGGCGTACACAAACTTTGTCTCAAATGTTGGTACAGATCGCGATAAAGCATCACACGGATCATTTGTTAAGAAGGTTATTCCAGATGAGCAATTAGAAGCGGTTTATCAACATTGGTTAGCTAAGCGCATTGTGAACCGTCCAGCAAGCGACATGCTCCGAGCGGGTTGGTTTTATGAGGGCATTCAGGACAGTGATTTAGAGAAGTTAAAAGAGGCGTGTAAGGCTTTTAATTTAGATGGGGTGCTCTTATCTAGCTTGATCCTTTCTCGCTTGTATGGCGTTTGCTATGTGCTTCTAGGGACTGTGGACGGCGGCAACTTGGATCAACCTTTCGAGCTAAATAAATTGGGTATTGGACGTTTAGAGTTTTTTACTGTACTCAAGAAAAAGCAGATTGAGCCCGATACTTCAAAGTACTTGCCACCAAATGAGGCAGGTGGGCTTTTAAAGCAGCCTGAATTTTACAAGCTTAAACTCGATGGCAAGTCTAACCAAAGGATCCATCACACACGCTTAATCAAAGTATGCCATGCAGATGTAGTCAATGAAGAGCCTGTAAGTGTTTTACAGGAAGTTTATGAGGACCTTTTAGATCATGCCGCAGTTAAGAAAGCCACTGCTAGTTTAGTCCACGAATCAAAAATTGATGTAATTAGAACACCGCATTTGGTTGATAAGATCAAAGAGGATCTAAAAGGTGTAGCAGAACGCTTTCTTAGTGTTGGATTGCTTAAAGGTCTAAACGGCATGATCGTTTTGGATAAAGAGGAAGAGTATGACTCTAAATCTTATAGCTTTGGTGGTTTACCTGAACTTATGCGTGAGTATTCGATTCAAACTTCTGGAGCAGCTGATATTCCATATACGATTTTATTTGGCCAATCACCTGCAGGTATGAACGCAACTGGTGAGCATGACACTCGGAACTATTACGACAGTATTGCTACTAAGCAAACATGGTCATTAAAGCCAGTCATGATGAAGTTTTTAAGAGTGATTGTTCAAACAACATTTGGTCGTCAGTTTCCAAGCTTGGATGTTGTGTTTAACCCACTATGGCAATTAGACGCTAAGGTCCGCTCTGAGGTTGAAAAGGCCAACGCAGAACGGGATTCCAAGTATTTAGAAATGGGCATCATTACCGAGCCACAGATAGCAAAACAGCTTGTTATTGACGGTGTTTATTCAGTGATTAATGAAGATCATATCAAAGTGCTTGAAACAATGGTGAAGCCAGATGACAACGATAATTCAGATACTGAAACCACACCTCCAGCAAGCGAAGAAACGTAAGAAAGGGCGTAAAGCTTCTAAGCCTAGAGCCGTGCACGTAAATCGCCGTGTAGAGCTTTATTACACAAGGCAATTGCTTGCTATATCTATATACTGTCAGGAACAAACCAAGGATCTTGTTATTCCAACGGTTGGTCAGAACATCGGTGATGCTTGGTTTTCTGACATGATGACGGCGTTTAGGGAAAAGCTGACAAAGTATGTTGTTGAGATTTCACGACCATTGGCCACAAAAGTTGTGACTGATACCCAAAAGGAAGTGGACAAGCAAATTGCAGAGCACACCAAAACAATTATTGGTGTGGATCTCACGCCGTTTTACCGAGCTGCTGATATTCAGGATGAGGTAGATCTAAACATCACGGCAAATGTCAGTTTGATTAAGTCTATTCCGCAGCAATATGCCGATAAGCTTGAGGTATTAATCACAAATGCTTTGCAGACTGGACAAACCAATGAAGAGCTGGCCAAAGCAATTAAGCAATTGGGCTTATCTACTGATTATCGTGCGAGGCTTATTGCTGGTGATCAGATGGGCAAGATTAACGGCCAGATTAACAAAGCCAGACAGCTTTCAATGGGTGTTGAGACATACACATGGCAAACGGCGAAAGATGAGCGAGTACGGCCTGATCATCAACATAAGCAGGGTAAAACCTTTAGATGGGATTCACCACCAGATGGCGGACATCCCGGTCAGCCTATACGGTGTCGTTGTACAGCATTGCCTAACTATGAGGATATATTGATTGATTAATACAAGTCATTTATGAGATTTTTATAGTTCATAAATATCGAGTTAATTAATTAAATTAAAAGGGGTGGGATGTGGAAATTAAAAATGAAATTGCAAAAGATTATGAAGAATATTGCAATCAAAGGTTAATATCTGAATTTGGTAATTATAAGGCTGGTGGACATAATCCAATGCATTTATATCATCGTTATAAATACAGAATATTAGATGCACATCCTAGACAAGTAATTGAACCACCTAATTTTATTATTCCTACAGAACACTTATCTGCATATGAAAAAATTATTACAGATATAAAATCAGGAAATCCTTTAAACAAATATCAAAGTCGAAATCTTAAAAGGCTAGATTATGATGATGATATGTTATCCCATTGGAGAATTCAGCACTTTCATTTAGGGGAAACTTTAGAAAGTGATGGATTTGTATCTCGAACATCGGATTTATTATTTATTCATTTTTCTAATACCGACGCGCATATTATTGGAATTTTCTCACATGGTGATTGGTGTGATTTAGATATTATTGAAACAATTCATAATAATTGGCCACAAATTCTTATGAAATTTAAATGCGAAACGAATAGCGAGCCGCTAACAGAAGATCAATATCGTATTTTGAGAAGTAAAAATTGTAATGTTGCAGTTAGAGTTAAAGATGGAACTGAGTACTATCCACCTGGCTTAGGTGTTGTTTCTAGTGGTTCTCCTATACAGGCAATTGTAAATGTTCAGCATGTCTTAATTAATTTCGAGAATAAATTTAATGAGATTGTTTCTAATATAGACCAGATAATTGATGAAGATCCTCAGAAAAGAACAACTGAAATAGCAACTATAGGCTTAGAAATGGATAAGGTTAATCAAAGGTTTGTTTATAAAATCAAAGAAACAGGCTATAGATTTACTTTAAATTATTAATAAGAAATCATGCTTTAAGTATTTTGAAGTCAAACCCACCAATTGGTGGGTTTTTTATTGAGCGCAATTTATGAAAAACATTTACCTCTTCAAGGTAGGTGACTTTGCGCCAAGCGAATCGACACGCTCATTTACCAAAGAGGGGTATCTGAAATGCGTCAATGTTCGCTTAGCTAAAGCGCCTCAGGTCCGTCAGTACTACGCCTATGAGTTCCCATCTTTAGAGGGATATTCAGCAGACCAGATCATCAACATCTATACGCCTGCAGAAGAGCTCTTTAAGCCTGAAACGATTGCAAGTTTCAATGGCGTAGATGCTACTGACTATCACCCACCTAAAAATGAAATTAATGCCTCTAACTGGAAGGATTATCACATTGGTTATTGTGAGAACGTCCGACAGGAAGGCGATTATCTAGTGGGTGATCTGCTCATTAAGGACAAGATCAGCATTGATCTGATCCAAAGTAACGAGCGCATTGAGATGTCGCTTGGCTACGGGGCCATGTTAGTTGTTGAGCAAGGTACAGCGCCAGACGGTACGCCGTACCAAGCTAAATTTATCAATTTTAATGGTGATCACATAGCTCTCGTTAAGTACGGGCGCTGTGGTGGTGATTGCCGCATCGGTGACGAAAAGCAAACTCCAAAGGGGAAAACAATGGAAGTAAGTGTAAACGGTATTCGTTTTGACATTGGCGATAACAAGCCCTTGGCGGATGCATTAAAGCAGCAACAAGAGCAGCTGGAAAACTTGAAGGCTGCAAAACTTAAAGTTGGTGATAAGCATTTTTCTATCGGCGATGAACTAAACGCAGTTCAAGCTGTAGTAGATCAATTGCATACCGAAAAAACCACTCTTGAGCAAAAAGTGGGAGATCTGGAAAAGAACCAAATGACTCCAGAAAAGGTTGAGCAAGCCGCTGCCGAACGTGCAGCTGTGATTGCCGATGCTAAAGCATTGGTGCCAACGGTAAAAACTGAAGGCTGCACATGTGAGCAAATCAAACGTGACGTTATTGCAGCTAAAGCGGGTGATGCTTTAGTAACAGCTTTAATGGGTAGCGTTGCTGTAGGAGATGCAAAGCCTGAGCAGATCAATACAACTTTCCGCGCATTGTCGGCTGTAAAAGGAACTCATCCATCGAACCCGGTGGCCGATGCTTTGAACCACCAACAAAATATTAATGCTGGTGATGGTAAACCTTCTGGCGGTGGGGAAGAAAAGACCTACAGCAAAGAAGACGCATACAAAACAATTTAAGGGGATGTAAATCATGGTTAAGCAATACGATGCCGCACCAGGTATGAAGTTTCACCTCATTGGGCCAGAGGATATTTTATCCCTGCCTGTAGCTGGTGCCAGCTTGGTGAACGATGGTGATGTGGTTGTACGAAGTACTGACGGAAAAACAGTTTCAGCGGTAACTGGTGCAACTAATACCAAGTTTGGAATTATCGTACGTCATGGCGTAGGCAAATCAGGTAAAACGGCAGATGGCAAAGAAGCTTATAAAGCAACAGATGTCGCACCAGTGATGACGATCGGCTCGATCTACGTGAAGGTCACAGCACCAGTCACTGACATTACCGCTAAGGTTTATGTCAAAACAGCTAACGGAACTACAGCAGCGCCGTTAGGTTCTTTATCCCCAACAGCATTAGATGGTACAGAGTTACCGAACGCATCTTGGGAAACAATTTCAAATGAACAGGGCTTAGCTGCTGTTCGCTTACGCGGGGCATAATAATTATGAGTAAATTGGCAGCGATGAAGCTACGTTTAACACCAGTAGCTCAAGTGGTACAGGCAAACATTGGTGATGCATTTAATATTGATGCATTAGCTCAGTTATTCGTTAAATTGGAAGAATTTAACGACATGGACCCACAGCTTCAGCAAGTCATGGATTATGCGAAGTACATCCCAGTTAAACCTGTAAGTGGTGTTTTTGGCGGTGGTGAAGTCTTAACCCGTAAAAAAGGCGTGGGGATTGGTAAAGAATATTCAGGTACAGGTAATGACATTCCTGTGGCTGAAGTTGACTATGACACTGTTTCACTACCAATTAAGGTAGGTACAATTAGTTATTGGTATTCAGTACTTGAACTAGAAACTGCTCAGAAAATGAATGTAACGCTTGAAGCTGATAAGGTTCAGGCGGCACGCTTAGCAGCTGAGAAGCACTTAAGTAACATTGCTTGGTATGGGAATGATGCTACTGGTATCAAAGGTTTCCTAAATCAAACTGGTGTAACCGTGGTTACAGCTCAACATAATTGGGCTACAGCAACCATTGAAGAAGTACTATCAGATTTCAACTCAAGCCTAGCTGATGCAGAAGATCAGATTGATGGTGATGTTTCAGTTCAGCCTGACACTTATTTGATGGCATCAAATCAGTACAAGCATCTTTCAACTCGAATCGTCCCTGATTCTGGTGGCAAAACTTTCTTAAAGTTCATTGAAGAAAATAACATCTTTGCCACTCAAAATAAGCCTTTAACCTTCCGTGGTTTAGGTCGTTCAAACGGTAAAGGTACAGCTGATGCAGACCGTTCTATTATTTATCGTCGTGATCCATCATGCATTCAAATGAAATGTAATGACGTCACTTTCTTGGCAGCTCAACCAGTTGGCTTAGATATCAAAGTGCCTGGTCACTACAAATATCAAGGCGTATGGTTGAAGCGTGTTGATTCTCTTCGTTACTTGGATCACGTGTAAGGATTAAAACAGTATGAAATATTCTTATATTTATAGCGGCTTACAAGCCGCTTTTGTTTTTTCTGGTGTTGCTGTTTTGCCTACTGGTACCCCAACGCTTGTGGATGAAGAATCACACAAGAAGCTTTCTAAAAATAAGTTTGCTAAACATCTTATTGATATCGGTGAGCTCGAAGTTCAGGAAATCCCAGATGATGAGCCAAAAACAGCGGGTAAAACAGGTGGCCGTGGTGGTAAAGGCGGCAAATCAAACGATGCAGCTAGTGACGCATCTAAGGCTGCAGATGAAGCTGCTTTGGCCGCTGTGAAAGCTGAACTAGCAGCGCTTGAAGTAACGTTCAGTGATGATGAAACACTTGAGCAGCTTCAAGCTAAGTTAGCTCAGGCTAAGGAATAAGGTAGACATATGGACGTACAAACGTTTCGCCAGAAATTCTCTACCGATACGGCTTTAGTCAGTTTGCCTGATGCAAAGATTCAAGATGCATTAGAAGAAGCAGATCTGGTCGTATCTCAAATTGAGTTTGGCGCATTAAAGGAGCGTGCTGTAGGTCTATATGCAGCGCATATTCTTAAAGTAGGCATCTCAAGCGGCAACGGTGCCGCTTTTAGTAACGCCTCGAGCATGACAATCGCGGGCCAAAGCGTGAGTTATTCCCGATCATCGAAAGAAGCTTTCTATGATCTCAGCATGTATGGCCAGCGTTACCTTGCCTTAAAAAATTCCATTCCAATCGATGATGAAGGCACAAACCCTAATCGTTTAGGTGTTAGTGCTTTTGTTGTATAGGAGAGACACATGCCTTTTAAATATCAGGCACCAGAAGGTTACAAGCCAACTAAAATCGTTATTGCTGGGCAAAACCTAGATATCAAAAACGGCGTTTTAGAATCGGTTAATGACATTATCCATATTTTAAAGCCCTTAGGTTTTGAGCGTTACATTGAAGTGGTTGAGCCAAAGAAATCGGCGGCATCTGCTAAAGAGTAATTAAGCTATGAGCGATTATCGTGTTGATAGCCAAGTCAACTTTGATGAGATGAATGATCGCGTTAGGTTTGAAATAAGACGCACGATTAACGCTCTTACTTTACGCTTACAGCGGATTGTTCAGGAAGATATGCTGAGTGGCCAACGGCTGAACGTACAGTCTGGCCGCTTGCGTGGATCCGTTTCATCTAAAGTAGATGAGGATAAGGATTCGATAGAAGGAACGGTGGGAGCTGGTGGTGCATTAGTACCTTATGCACCTGCACATGAGTTTGGTTTAAATGGTTCTTTGGGAGTTAAAGCACACCTAAGAACAATTAAGCAGGCTTTCGGCCGACCTATATCACCGGTTCAAGTCAATATTAAAGCTCATTCAAGGAATGTACGTTTTAGAGAATTGCGCTTTATGCGTGATTCACTGGATATCGTGGCCAAGATTGTGCCGAAAAATATTGATGCAGCAATAGAGCGGGGTTTAGCAAGTGGATAGCGAAGCAATCTATCAAGCGTTGTTTGATCGGTTAAGTACAAAAGTAGAAGGATTGATTACCGTAAGTCGCCGTTTACGTCACTTTAACCATGTAACACCAGAACAGCGCCCGGCCATGTTTATTACACAAGGCAATCAGCAGGAAGTACCTGTACATGGTATGGATTCAAAAGTTGAACTTGCTGCTGAGGTGTATCTCTATATCCATGAGGCTGATAGAGCTAAACCTCCATCATCACAGATGAATATATTCATCGATCGTGTACGTGAAGCTATTAAACCCGACCATCCAGATTTTAATGAGTGTCAGACCTTAGGAGGTTTGGTTGAGCATTGCTGGATTGAAGGCATAATAGAAGTGTATGAAGCAGTAGAAAATATGCTGGATGATCAGGCGATTGCAATTATCCCTATCCGGATCCTTACAACCAATTAACAAAATATTCATTTTATGACCGCCTCGATGGCGGTTTTGTCATTTTAGAGAGGTCAAAATAAATGGCTCAATATTTATTTGGTGCCGGCAAGATCTTTGCCACACCGATTCAAGATGTATACGGGCAACCGATTAGTAATCCCACACCAGTTGAAGTGGGGGTTATGCAATCCGTTGGTGTAGATATTAGCTATGACTTAAAAGAGCTTTTCGGTCGTGGTCAATTTGCTGTAGATGCTGCGCGTGGTAAAGGTACCATTAAATGTAAAGCTTCTTTCGGGCGTATTAACGGTACTTTGTTAAATTCCATTTTTTTCGGTGGTGTTGTTGCTGAAGGTGGAATCGAAACAGTTTCCCAAACCATTAATGGTGAAGTGATTCCGGCTGGTGGCACTGTTACACCGGTTGTTCCTAACAACGGTACATATGTAAAGGATCTAGGCGTAACAGATGCTAAAGCAATCCCACTTAAACGTGTAGCTTCAGCACCAGCAACAGGGCAATACAGTGTAGATGCGGCAACCGGTGCTTATACATTTGCTGCTGCAGATGCAGGTAAAACGGTATTTATTACCTTCCGTTATTCAGCAATGGTGGCGGGCGCTAAATCAATCACTGTCTCAAACCTAGATATGGGTTATACGCCAGAGTTTGCCGTTGACCTTCAACGTGACTACAAAGGTAAGTTCATGCACATGAATTTCTTCCGTTGTACCAGTAACAAAT